AGGGTAAATACCTATGACGTTGAGATTTTAAAACAACTATTTAACATCAATGGACTAAAGGCAGTGTGATGACTTACGGCGAAAAGATTGTAAGAGAAAAAGAAAAAATGCAAATGAAAAATGGCGTTTTTGTGATATGTGGGCGGCTACCACCTCGTATGAGTTTTGATAAAGCCGTGAAATACTACTGCGAAAAACTAGATTGCTATTGGCTTAGTAAGATTGAGCTAAGCCCAGCCTCTAAATTTTCAAAGCAAGACGTATTACAAATATTAAAGGGCAAAAATCTAAACGGAGCGAGCGATGACAACTAGAGGTAAAGCCTAGATGAAGGATAGCCAAATGCTGGCTTATTTTTATATTGAAAACATTTAAAAGGAGAACTAATGAAAGACATATATGAAAGCGTCTTAGTATGTATAGTAGTGGCTGCAACTTGCGTGGGTGCAATGTTAATAGTAGCCTTTATTTTTTTAAGCAAGCTAGTTTATTACATAGGGCTTGGTATTTTCTTTTTATATACGTTCTTTGTAACTTTACCTTTTCTTATATTGTATAGGTTTAAGGAGTTTAAAAAAGACCCTAAAGGCTTCATAAAGAAAAAAGTAATAGATGCAACTACTCGTTTTGCAGAAGAAGGGATAATATGAGAAGTATTAGATTTAGAGTTTGGGATAAAGAAGAAAAGAAAATGATATATGACGCAGAGAATACTTATGATAACTACCCTGTTAATATATCGTCTTTTGGAGCAATACTAGATTTACCCAACTTGTATGATGTTATGCAAGATACTGGCTTAAAAGACAGAGACGGCAAAAGAATTTACGCAGGGGATATTCTCACTTGGGGCAATAATGTAATCGCTAAAGTTTATTATGCTGATGATTTAGCAATGTTTAGGTGTGTTATAGAAGGCACGGAAGAGTTTGACCTTTTTGCTTTTAACCAAGAAGCTTCTATTGTAGGCAATATCTACGAAAACAATGAGCTATTAGATGAGTAGCCCAGAAAAAGATAAACATTTAACCGCCCTTGCAAACCTAGAGGCGTTTTGTGAGGCACACAATGAAAAAACAAAGCTAGTCGAGCAAATACAAGGTTTGCTCTTTAAATGCGACGTCCGCTATTTACGGCACGCACTGCGAGATTTGAAAGATTATATAAAGGATAAAAAATGAGCGATAAATTCATAACCAAAGACGAAGCATTAAAAGAGCTAGGCATATCTGCACGATCGCTTTATGATAAAGTAAAACAAGGCGTAATAATCGCTAATAAAATAAACTCTAGAGTAATTTATTATTCTCTAAAATCTATCCGCGCCTACAAGTCAGGACAAAGCGCTTAAGGCTTGTTTTGATATAATCGCGTAAATTTAAAGGAAGAAAATGAGTAAAAAATATTTTATTGTAAAAACGAAAGCAGACGAATCAATAGCTCAGCTTGTTGAAGACGGTTTTTTTGAAGAATGGTGCCAAATCCCTAAAAGAAATATGGAGACGGGTGACATCGTTTTCTTGTATGATATGAATTTAACAGGAGAAGCTAAGGATAAAAAGTGGTTACCTTTTAAATGCGTTGCCGAGCTGACGGGCGTAGGCGACGCGATGATGCGTATGAGGCTTCTGTATGAAATCGACTACACAAAGCTAAAATTCGATAAAGACGAAAAGGCGATCGTAGCAAAGATGCAACAAGGGAGCGACGGGGTTTACGAACTAGAAGAGCAAAAAATCATATCCAAGCTAGAAGAACAAAACAACGAAAACATCGTTAAGCGCGTATGTAAAGAACTAGGCATAACGCAAAGAGAGCTGGCGGAGAGGATGAAAGTAAATGAAGTCACAGTGCGACAATGGAGTAGCAAGGGCGAAGTTATGCCGAACGTCGAGGTAACGCTAAATTTGCTTTTAGAAAATCATCGCCTTAAAGCACAGCTGAAAGACCTAAAAAGCTTTGCCAAACTTATCAAGTCGCTTCAGTGACTAGCAGGAACATTTTGTTCTCACTACGCACTAAGAAGCAAAATGTAATTTAAGGCTACCGATTTTACTAAAAAATATAAAATAAAGCTACAAAAACTCTTGACAAATGTAAAATAAAGCTATATAATCCGTTCACAAATGTAATTTAATACTACACAAAGGAGCGGATTATGAATTCTCTACCTCTATTCCAAATAGAGAGCGACCTACTAGACACTATGGAAGTCGCCAGCAACTACGGCATTGGCAAAAGAGCTATCACCCAGCACTTCAGCAGAAACCAAGATGAGCTTATCGAGGGATTGCATTACCATTTAGAAACCAGCCCGCAATTTAAAACAAAGGTTATCAAATGGACTTTAGAGGGCGTATATATGCTCGGTTTCTTTGTCAAAAAAAGCAAAGTAGCGAAAGAATATCGCAGCAAAGTAGCAAAAGCCATAGCGCAGGCTAGAGAAAAACAGCTAGCCGAAGCGAAAGAAACAAAAGCCCGTAACGTCGAGCTAGCTCATAAATATGCAGACCTTGAAGCCTACGCTAAATTTGAAGCTAAACGCCACGGCGACCAAATCAACGGCTATTTAGGGCAGCTAGCAAAGCATAACGCCGTTATCGTAAAGCTTAAAACCGAACTAGCCAAACGCGGCAAGATTTACGACGTGGAGGTTATAGAACGCTACGAGCAAAAAGAGGAAAACCTGAGAGCACAGCTACATAACGCCAAAGCCGAGCGAGATTTTTATTTTAAGCGCACGCAAGAGCTAAAACAAAAGCAAAACGTCAAAGATAGCGAAATCGTGCGAATACTCAATAAGATACAAATCCAAATGGACGGCGTTTATAGCGAGATAGGCGCGGTTATGGCGTATGCAAATGATAACGACCGCTTTTTTATAGAACGAAATCAGTTTTAAAAAGGATAAGCCGTTTTAAAGGCTAAGCTTATCTAAAAAATCGCTCCACCACTGCATTAACGCCGCGCGCTGTTTTAAATTCTTGGCGTGATTGTAGGCGTCTTTCACTTTATTCTTTTCAACGTGCGCGAGGCAAAGCTCGATAACGTCGCTGTTTTGCCCGTGCTCGTCTTGTCTTTCGTGGCAAATCGTACTAAAAGTAGCCCTAAAACCGTGCGGCGTAATCATTTCGTTACTAAAGCCTAAATTCCGCAGCATCGAGCGGACGGTATTGTCGCTTATAGAGCGAATGTTTGATTTAACCGACGGGAAAACTAATTCGCTTTTTAGCGGCGAGCTTGCGCGGTAGTCTAATAGCAACTTCTTAACGCTATCGGTTAAAAATACCTCGTGCGCTTTACCGTTTTTCATTTTGCTAGCGGGAATACTCCAAAGACTATTTTCAAAATCTATCTCATCCCACGTTGCAAACCTTGCATTTTCTCCGCGCACCGCCGTATAAAGCATAAACAGCGCACACACCTTTATCCTTTCATCCCCAAAATACCCTTTTACCGCTTTTATTAGATTTTTCAACTCCGCCTCGGTCGTAAAGTGCGCATAATGCTTAACGTCGCGCTTGCCGATTAGCGTTTGCTTGTCGATGTCGGCGATAATGTTATGCTCTACGTATTCGTGCAAAAGCGCGAATTTGTAAAAGCCGTTTAGCATTCCTAAAACCTTTTTAGCGGTTTCTTGTTTTTCGTCCTCTAAAAGAGGCGCGAGCGTATTTATTACGTCTTTTCTGCTTATCTCCTTAATATCTGCGTCGCCTAGTTTGGGCAATAGCAATACTTCAAATCTTCTTTTTATCCAAAACAGATGTTTTTCGTTAATTTTGTTTTTTGTTTTTATCCACTCGGCGTATATTGCGCGCAAAGTAGTTGAATTTTCGTCTTTTGAAATATCCACGCCGTCTAATAGCTGCTTTTTTAGCTCGTTGCGTTTTTCTCTAGCTTCGGCTAGGCTTATATCGCCCAGCTTGCCGATCGTAATTCTTTGGCGTTTATTCGTTAGCTTATTGCGGAACTCGTAGATAAAAAATTTACTGCCGTTAGGCATTATTTTTAATAATAGGTTGTCGCTATCGCTTACAAAATATGGTTTATCTTTGGGCTTTAAATTTTTAACTTGGGTTATCGTGAGTTGTGCCGATAATTTAGGCATTACGTATCCTTTTAGCTGACCTTTTTGCTGACTATGGCAAAAGTTTTGGCTATTTTTTTGAGCTAGTCAGCCAAATAGTCAGCAAAAAAATTGCCGCTGCTAGTTTCTTTTAGCTGCTTTTTATTGCCGTAAGTTTATGTAAAAATGCTTTAAATTATCGTTAAAATCGTGGTTTTCTTGCTGTAACTTGCGGGGTTTTTCTGTGTGTTTCTTGAAGTAGTGGCGGACAGAGAGGGATTTGACCCCTCGAGCCCCGATTAAGAGCTGCACCCTTAGCA